AGCCCGTCGCACAGCTCCCCGTCCAGCTTGATCGTGCCCTTGTCGCAGTACCGGATGGCGTAGGTCTTCCCATAGGCGCGGGTCGCGCGCGGGCGACTGCGGCTGGACATAGCCGCCTCAACGGTCGTAGCCGCGCACGCGCGCGGGTCGCCGCGTGTAGTCGCGCGCCCGGTGGGTGGCGGCGGCGCCGACGGCGGCGTTGTACTTCCGCTCGTTCTCCTTGCCCATCTGGGCATCGGTGTAGGGCTTCTTCGGGGACAGCATCATCCGGCCCTTCACCCCGTACGCGATGTCGTTCCGGTAGTGCTCGAGGATGTCGTCGTTCAGGAGCTCGACGGCGTTCACCGTCGGCTTGACGGCGACGTAGATCGACAGGCCGTCGTCGACGTGGTTGTCGGGCCTGTAGACCAGGCGCAGCAGGTTCGGGGTCTGCCGGTAGTAATACTTCGGCGGCCCCTTGATCTGCCGCCAGCCGACCTCGATTTTCTCGTCGAGCTCGGCTTCGGTCGTCGGGTCCAGCGGCTTGTCCGACTCCGAGCCGACCGCCTCCACCCGGTTGATCCGGTGGACGACGTACGGGGTCGCCAGCGGGTCCCCGATGGGGTCTGGGATCAGCGAGTAGATGCCGGTGTCGTCCTCCAGGTCGAGGACGATCGTCTCCTGCCAGAACAGGGTGCGCTCGCAGAAGTCGCGCACGATCTCGCGGACATGGTGCTCGACCATGTCCAGCGGCGCGCCGGGGAGGTCTGGCACGATGTTCGGGTAGAACGCGCTCCAGGCCGTCGTCATTTCGTCACCCCGCCAGGAAGAGGTTGTAGTAGTTGGCTGCCCGGCCGGTGCTCATGTGCTCGTCGTCCACGCCCTCGGCGCGGGCCGTGACGTAGTCGGAGATCACCTGGAGGTACTCGTCGGCCAGGGGGAACGGATCCGTCGCCACCAGCGCCGAGAAGTCGAGCGGCGGCACGGTGGTCAGCAAGGCGTAGAACAGATCCGGACGCTTGCGGAAGGCCGTCTCGAACGCGCCCTTCACGACCGGCAGCAGCCGGGTGTCAGGGTAGCGGTCCCCGTCGTCGTCGTTGAGCGGGAACCGCGCCCGATCGAGCGCGTCCTGGAGGGTGTACGGCATCACTCGGCTCCGACGGGCTCGCCGAGGTCATTCGAGCCGGGCGGCCCGATCGGCGGGTTCGGGATGGCCTGGGGGCCATTGTGCTGCGCGCCACGGTACTCGAGCGGCTCGTCGCGAGGGTCCGGCGGGATCACGAGCGGAGCCTTGCGCGCCCTCTTCGAGCGCCGCTCGGCCTGCTCCGGCGTCTCCGGCTTCGGCCTGGCCGAGGGCTGCTCGGCGTAGTCCAGCTTGTTGACGCCGACCTCGAATTCACGGCCGCGGATCAGTTGAAGCACCTGGGTTCGGGCGTCCGCCTCCGGGGTGCCGTCCGCGATCGGCGTGCCGAATTCGCGCATGGCGTAGGACTGGAGGTCGGGCAGCTTCATTGTGCCGACGTTGACCGGCACCGCCAGGTGGGAGACAGCCTCCTCCTCGGCGAGGCGCTCGGCGCGCCGCTTCGCGAGCGCGTCTGCCAGGCCGGGAGCGGCCGCGGGCGTGGTCCCCGAGCCCTCGGGCGGATCCGCCTCGCGGTACATGTCGGTGTGCCGCGCCATGCGCGCGCACTGCGCGTCGTCGACCGGATGCACCTGTTCCGGCGCGAACAGCAGGCCGGTGATCTCGTCGCGCTTCAGGGGCTTCGTGCCGATGTATTTCACATATTTCACTGGAGAGTCTCCGTTTTGTGCGCGCGGCGGGCGCGATGAGCGGACGAAATCTTCGCGCGGTGCGCCTCTGATAGAGGACCGTACACACGAAGATGCCTGACTGCCTTGAGGTTCATCGACAACTTGATCCTTGTTGCCTCGGAGCGCGGCCCGCGTTTGCGTCCTCGCTGCGCCGCGGATATTTTGGCTCGGTGCTCTGATGTAAGGCGACTACCGCGTTTCGCCACCGCGTTGGCGGCGCCTATTTTGGTGCGATGCTCAGGTGACTTCGGGACCCCCAGACAGCGCGCCGAGACGGCCTCCGCGTGCGCGCGCCGCAACCATCCGTATGCCTTGCAACCAGAGCACTGCTTCGCCATCCTCACCGCCGCGGTCGCCAACCCACGCTCACCCGGATACATCTTCACGAGGAGCTGGTGAGCGACGTAGTGCTCCTCGGGCGTCAAGTCCGCGAGGTTCTCGGGCGAGTTGTCGCCGCCCATGCAGCGCGGGCGGATGTGGTGCCGCTCTGTGTAGCCGACGAGCACGCGACCGCGTGCGCGGTCAATGAGTCGTGCGTAGTGTCTCCAGTAGTCCATGACTAGGTGAGTCTACCAGACCGGGCTGTGCTCGCCGTCCTCGGTGGAGGGCGGTGAGAACAACCCGCCGGGCTTGTGGCCCGGCGAGCTGGGTAGCGATGCAACCCTTGTGGGGTTACTTGACGCCGTAGGTGACGCCGCGCCACGCGGAGTAGAACACCCCGCCCCCGACGTTGCCCGCACCCGCACCCGTCATGATGACCAGGGTGATGTAGGCATCCTTCTGGAGAAGGAGGGGGAAGGTGTTGTCCGGGCCGCGGTTGAGCACGTCGTAGACGACATCCGTCGGGGCGCCGGCCTGGAGGCCGGTCGAGCCGTCGAGGAAGAAGTCGCTCACGCCACCGGAGCCATCGGCGAACTCGTAGCCGATGTCGACGATGAGGTTGGCGCCGTCGTCCGAGTCGGGCGCTTCGATCAGAAGCTCGTGCAACTCGACTCCGGCCGGGATGAGCCCCAGCCGCAGCTTGTTGCCGGCGGTCTCGAAGAAGCCGTCGGACGCGGTGACCTGGCGTTGGTCGGCCACCGCGTTGCCCTCCCCGTTGGACTGGACCGCTTTCGAGAAGAGGTCCGCAGGGTTGATGATGGTCATGCTTGCAGTCTCCTTGGGTTGTGCGGCGGTGGGTTACAGCTTGACCGCGGTGTCGAAGGCGATGACGCCGTGATCCGTGGGCTCGACGTTCCCGGCTTCATCCGGGTAGCCGAAGCGGATCTTCGCCTTGCCGTGCATGCAGTCGCCCGCCACTTCGAGGTTGCGCTCGAAGTTGTACTTGCGCTCGAGCCACGAGAAGAAATACTGCGACCCCTCGTTGATGCCCAGAGCGAAGGCGAGTCCCTGCGCGCCCAGCAAGAGCGCGCGATCCACCGCGTAGCCGGGCGTGAGCGCGGCGTTGACGGTGCCGACGGATTCGGCCGCGGTGTAGCGGTTGGCGGCAGAGATGTACTGGTAGCTGTCGCCCGGCAGGTGCCGGATCGAGAAGCGATCGAGCCGCTTCACCAGGATGCCGTTCCACATGCCCGTCTCGCCCGAGAACAGCGGGTGCTTCGACCCTTGGGTCTTCCGCTGGTAGGCGTTCTGGAGGAACGTCCGCCACACGAGCCCGGTCGTGTTGACCAGGATCGAGTTCCACTGCCGCGCGGTGACGTACATCACCCACAGCGGCTCATCCGCCGACGCGGGATCGTCCGGGATCTTGACCGGGTGCAGCGGGTACACCATGTCGTCGAGCATCGCGCGCAGGATGTCGAAGTGCTCCAGGGAGAGCACGTCGCCCGAGTCGATGTCGTCGAGGTTGACGCCGCCTTGCACGATCTCCTTCGTGGCGCCGTTGTCGGCGACGAAGTGCCGGTTGTAGGTCGGCGCCTTGACGGTGTTGATGAGAATGCCCGCGAAGTCGACGTCGGCCGCGGTCGGGATCAGCCAGTCACGGCTGACCTGCGTGCCACGGGCACCGGCCATGTGGACCAGGGTGGACTGCGAGTCCAGCTTGGCGTAGTAGCCGACGAGCTGGGAGCGCGCGATCCCGCGGAGCGCGTGGAGCGTCCGCTTCTGGGCCATCTTGCCGCCGGCATCCACGACCTTCGTGAGGAGGTCGATGCGGACGTCCATCGACGTGGAGGTGAGCTTCTCGCCCTTGCCTTCCGCGTTGACGTCGCCGACCAGCGGTTTCCCGCCGATGATGTCGAAGCAGTCGATGCTGACGTTGTCGCCAGCGGTCTTCGTGAGGTCGGTCGCCATGACCACGGGCATCCCCGGAGGGGACTGCATCTTGATCTTGGATTCCGCCGCCGACTGAGTCGGCATTGCGCCGCGGAGATTGCGGCCGAAGCCGGCGCTCTGCTGCCATTGCGTGAACAGCCCGACGCTGAACAGCTTGCGAGCGAGAGGAGAGCCGACCGGAACTTGGGTCTGCATGGTAGTGCTCCTTCGTGGTTGAAGTGAAGTGGGTGGAGCCCTCGCGCTAGCAAGCCATTACTAGCTGCCGACGCGATTAGCCCCCGTAACGTCCGAGGAAAGCCTCGAGCTGCGACGCGGGCATCTTCGCCATCGCGACAGCGAGCTCATCCACCGAGATCGCCTCGATGTCGGCCAGTTCGTCCGGGCCAGGCGCCTCACCGCCGCGCATGTCCGAGAGCGTCACCGGAGCCTTCTTGCTGGCTCGGGCGAGTGCCGCCTCGATCTTGGCCTGAACGTCTTTGCCAGCAGCGGGATCCGCGACGTCCTTCTTGCCAGGGGCTTGCGCCTCCGGCTTGGGTGCGTCGGGCATCTCTTCCAGCACGTCGCGAACGACCTTGGCAAAACGATCGGTGATGGGCTTGGAACCCCAGACGGGGTCCTC